TTGCAGCTACCCGAACAGTCATCTGCACATGTTGCAAAGCAATTGCCTCCGCACCCGTTTGTGCAATCTGCACAAGTCTGTGCGCACTCTACTGTGCAAGTCTGTAAGCAATCTGTTTTGCATCCAGCTGTGCAATCGTCTCTGCATTCTGCCTGGCATCCTGTACATTCGTCTTCGCATGCTCTGTTGCATTGCCTATCACAATTCCCACTGCATCCAGTTTTGCAGCTGGTTGAGCATGCAGTTCCGCATGAGCTTCCGCAATTTCCTTTCGTTGTATTCTGACAGCTTGTCGCGCACTGAGTTCCACAACTAGATGTGCAAGCCCTTTTACATTCCTCCTTTTAAGCTTTTGTTGATGTTGTGCATCCTGCACCGCATGTATGTGTACAGCCACTCGAACAGCCGCCTGTGCAGCCGCCACAGCCGCCCGAACAGCCATCTGAGCACTGTTTTCCGCACGTAGTGCTACAGTTTCCAGAGCATGAAGTGCATCCTGTACAGGTGGACGCGCAGGCCAGTTCGCATAAGCCTGTGCAATTTCCCCTGCACCCCGATACCTTTGCGTCTTTTTGTATCTTTAACATCTCATCTGCAAAGTTTTCCGCCTTTTCTAAAGTCATTTCAAGAGCAGTTCTTTCTTTTTTTAGGCTGTTATCCGGCAGGAAATCATTGATTTCCAGAAGCGGATCAATGATCTTTTGAATATGCTCATCTGAAATCTGTTTTCCATTCTGCGGCATGATACTAAAATCATACTCCTGTGTTGCATATTTCTTCAGCGATCCTCCCATTTGTTCTGCTGTTCTGCTCATCATTACTTTTTTTACTTTTTCTTTGATCCGTTTCAAAGATTCAGCTGTTATGATCCTTATTCTTCTCCTATACTGCTGATACTGACGTGTAAGCCGGGTTCACGAGCATATAGTCAATTGTTACTGTTTCCATTATTGTTGTTTTTAAAATCGACGCTTCGATGTGCATTTTCGTACCTTTTTTCACTTCCCCAAAGTCTACGATAGTTCCCAAAATCTTATATTTATTATTTCCGTCAAACATACTTGGCGAAATGCGGATTTCTTTAATAACATCTCCCGTAGATGATCCTTTTCTGATTTTTACAGATATAACAGAATCTGTTTTTGTTGTATCCGAAATCTTCATTCGAATCATAACTGAATATGTTCCTATTTTCAGCGCAAGGCTTTTTGAGAATAACATTGTTTCTGATATAGAGCTTGCATTTTTGCTCAGAACAGGGTATTCTGCTTCTTCATCATTAATCGTAGCTTCCGTCGAAAGGTTTGTCCCTCCGACATAAATTCCACCGGCATTCTCTACTTTTGCAAGAGTTTCATCGACCTTGTCCATCATGTCTGCGAAATCTTTCACGTTGAAGAAATCATCATCCTCCGGTTTTGGGAATCCATAATTAGTTGTTTTCTGCAAATGTTACCTCCTCATTCCGCAGCTGGTAATATGTCTTTTCTTTTAGCTGCTTATATGTATAAGGTTTGTACTTTTTATACTGATTGTATCTAAGAGTTATTTCTAGCAAATAATCAAGCGGAACCATCTGTTCAAACAGATCTTCTACTCCCTTGATCATATACTTTCGCGTCACTTCAACCTGACATGATACCTGTTTTTTATCCAGTTCAATGTCCAGTATATAGTTTTCTCTTCCAAGCACTGCGTCCAGTTTCTGGCGTAGTGTTGTTTCTGTGTATACAGGGCTGGACCACCACCTCAGCAGCACTTCCACTTTTCGGTCTTCCAGGCTGGCGGTATCCAATGGTTGAATCCCGAGGATCTTTTCTCTGTGCTGTATTCCCGATTCTTCAGCTGTTTTGATCGTAATATTGTGGTCGATCTCCTCCAGATAATCCTCAAGGATCCTTCCGACGTTGTCCCCTGCATCAATGCATGCTTTTATTTCTCTTATATCTATTACAACATCCGGATACTCCACATTTATATGCATGTGATATCCCCCTTTATCGGCACGGTTCCATCTGTTATCTGTAAATTCTCCGCTTTCCCATTGATTTTGGTGTCTGCCACATCAATGATTCCTTTGATATTTACAACTGCCGCCTCGATTTGTAGTATTCTCACGATGATTGTTTCTTTATTTTCCCATTCTTTTCTCAGGTTTAGTAAATATTCATCAATAGTCTGGTTAATATAGCTTTTCAGAGCTTCAGCGGTATATCCGGATTCGCATGTGATTGTTGTCTCTATATTTACGCTAGTTTCTTCTACGCCAGTGATCGTCACCCTATGCCCGATGGGTGCAAATCCCTCACCTTCTCCGCTGTTTACAATCGGATCAACAGCTGTCTGAGTTGCAGTTATAACATCCTGTGACGGCTTTCTGTAATCCTGCCCTATGATAGTTATAGCAATTCTGTCTGATGGTG